CCAGCGACGCCGCCGTGTCTTTCTTGTCGGACATCTTGGAGCCTGCCCCCCGTCGAGGTACTCGCTGAGCCGGAAAGCCTGCGAGGGGATTTTGAATCGAGCGCGGAAAAGAGGGCGAGCCTTGCCGAAGAGGCTGGAAGAAGCCCTCGTAGCGCAGGCTTCAAGTACCACCAGGGAGCAGGCGCGGGAGGAGTAGGCGCGGAACCGGAGCAGTCCCCCACGCTCACCGCCGATTGGCACAACCCGGCCGTGTACCCCATCGACGAGCCGATAACGATGGCCGACCTCAACGCCAACACGGCGATCGGATACGACATGGTGGGCACGCTCAAGGTTGGCGGCGACGCGCCGTCGGTGTGCCTGTGAGCGCCTGCACGCTGCTCGTCCGTTGCGGATGCGCGGGCGGCGGCAAGGGCGCGCTGGTGAGCGACGAGGTATCGCTCACCCTATCGACGAGCAACACTCAGACGCTTTTCAGCGAGGAAGGAGGCGACATGGTTGTGCGAAGGCTCACGCCGCGCGAGTGCGAGCGGCTGCAAGGCTTTCCCGACGATTGGACGAAGATACCCTATCGCGGCAAGCCATCAGATGAGTGCCCCGACGGCCCCAGGTACAAGGCGATCGGGAACAGCATGGCGGTTCCCGTGATGAAGTGGATCGGCAAGAGGATCGCCATGGCCGAGGCGGGTGAGATTTCATGAGCTGCGATTCGTTTGAGTGGGCGTGCGAAAGATGCGGCAGGACGTACCGCAATCCGTTTTTCACGTGCTACCCGCGCGAGTTTTGGAAGGACAACAAGAAGCGAGCCGGCGAGGTATGCGAAAAGTGCCGCAACGAAATCGACTATGACCAAGTTCGCCGCAGGAAAGCGAAGGCAGGCGAGGCCTCATGAGCTACGACATAAGGCTGTGCGACCCCGTGACGCACGAGACGTTGGAGGTCGATTCTCCGCATCTCATGGCGGGCGGAACATATGCCCTGGGAGGCACGACCGAGCTTTGGCTGAACGTGACCTACAACTACGGGAAACACTACCGCTGCTTGGGAGAGCGCGGCATCCGCGAGATCTACGGGAAGACCGGGGCCGAGTCGGTACCGATGCTCAAAGCGGCGGCCCTGCGGCTCGGCAACGACGTTTCCGACGACTACTGGGAGGCTACCGAGGGCAACGCCAAGCGGGCGCTGTTGCAGCTGCTCGCCATGGCGAGGATGCGCCCCGACGGCGTATGGGACGGCGACTGAGAGGAAGGAACCTAAATGAAGAAGGCGATGATCGTCCAGCCAATGAACGGGCTTGGCGAGGAGCAGATACTTGAGGCCCGCACGAAGGCGGTCGCAGAGCTTGAGCGGCGCGGATACGAGGTCGTGGACACGTACTTCAAGGACGGCCTCGCGGTGCCGCACAAGGTCGTGAACGAGCCGCTGTACTACCTAAGCCAGAGCCTCGCGAAGATGGCCTGCTGCGACGCCGTGTTCCTCTACGAGGGATGGGAGAACGCCAGGGGTTGCAGGGTTGAGCGCGCCGCAGCCGTGGCATACGACCTTGAGATCATCGGCCACGACATCCCGTGCACGGGCGGTGCCCGATGAGCATGGTCGTCTACGAACCACCCAGCGGGTGGAACCTTCCGCCCGGCTGCTTCGAGGGAGACCCGAACGCGCCGTGGAACCAGGAGAAGCCGGAGCCATGCTGCGAGTGCAGGTGGTTCAAGCCAACCGACGGCGACGACGGCGTGTGCGGCCTTGAGCTTGAGGCGGCTATAGCCAACGAGGAGCTTGCGGGCAAGAGCATGGCCGACGCGGCCAACAAGGCCGTCGACTGGGCGCTCGACCATCTGAAGGACGGGAGTGAGATCGCTTGCGAGCACTTCAAGCCCTAGCCGCCTTGGCCGTGGCGCTGCTGCTGGCGGTGCTGGCCCTTGAGTTCTATGTGATCCGCATGCTGGCGGCGGGGCTGGTGGTTCTGGCCCTGCTCGCCTGCGGGTAGGAGGTGGCAGATTGACAAACTGGGAACGCTACTTCGGTTCGCCCGAGGCCGCCATGCGCATGGAGGTGCGCGTGATGACGTGCCCGCTGCTCATCGTGGTGGACGAGCTCGACCCGCACACGCGGTGCGCGAAGCACTCGCACCGCGTCGCCGAGTTCCCGCAGTGGGAGGAGTACGCGGCGTGGCTGCATGCCGAGCACGACGACGGAACGATAAGGTGGGACGAATGAGCCGCCCGGGATGCAACTGGGGATGCCTGCTCATAATAGCGGCATCCCTGCTAATAGACGGATTGATGCTGTGGGCGGCGGTATCGCTGGCCCGCATGATCATTGGAGGTTGACATGGGATACAAGAAGTTAATGGATGCAGCCGGTGTTGTCGTGTCCATGCTCGTGATGCTCTTCCTGGTGCTGCTCGTGTGCTACGGCATCGTGTGGTGCATCGGCGGGATAGCGGCGATGCTGGCATGAGTGGCAACCCGCGCAACCGCAACGGCAACGCAAGGCGCAAGCTGAGAGCGAGGCTGAGGGCAGAGGGAAGGCCGTGCCACATATGCGGCCAGCCGATAGACTACAGCCTGCCGAGCGGCGACCCGTGGAGCTTCGAGGTGGACGAGCTGCTGCCCGTGTCGAGGGGAGGCAGCCCGCTGGACTACTCCAACGTGGATGCAGCCCACAGGATTTGCAACCAGCGGCGCGGCAACAGGATGCCGGGCGACGCCAAGCAGTACCAGATACGCCGCACGCGGCTGTTCTGAGGGAAAACATAGCAATGCACCAATAGGGGCGCGGTCGTTTCGGCGGTCGCGCCCTTTCTTTTGGCCCCAAGCGCCGAAGCCGCCGAAAAGAGGCGGGGCGGTCGCCCCTCCCCCGGGTCGGAAGGCCACCCCGGCCGCCTAGGGCCGATTTCCCCCCCGCCCGTTCCGAACGATTTCGCTATCTCACGCCGCCATTACGATTCCCCGCGAAGAAGGAGGGAATCATGGCCGAGAACATCGAGATGCCGCAGGAAGTGGCTAGCGACCCCGTGCAAGCCGCCATCTGGGAGCAGCTGACCGCGAGGCGCACGTTCGTGCAGGAGGATGCGCCGACGCTGGCGCTGCTCTGCTACTGGCACGCCGTGGCGAACCAGGCACGCGAGGCCATGGCCCTCGGTGGCAACGAGATCGAAATACTCGACGCCACCGCATACAAGCCGATCAGGGGCAAGGGTGGCAAGCGGCTCAAGATGATGCGCAAGAATCCGGCGCTGACCGTACTGAAGGAGGCCAGCACCGAGATCAGGGCGCTGTCAGACCAGCTCGGCCTGTCCAAGTCGGCCCGCAACGTCACGGTGCAGCAGGCGCGACCCGCGAGCGCCCACGGCAAGCTGCTCACGCTCATGTTCGACGACCGCGAGGCGCGTGCCAAGGCGGCAGGCGCGTGATGCAGGCGAGGCAGACCCCGACATACGAGGCGAACATCCCAGAAAGGCTCGACGGAGACGGCCCCATGGCGGCAGAACTGGCATCCGCGTACTTTGGCGACCCGCTGCCGTGGCAGCCGCACCTGCTCGACGCCATGCTCGCCCGCGACGGACGCGACAAGTACCTGCTGCGCTCGATCGGCATATCCATCCCGAGACAGAACGGCAAAAGCTGGGACGTTCGCGCCCGCTGCTTCCACGGAGCCCTCAACGGCGAGAAGATCCTGTACACATGCCAGCACGGCGACACCTCAGACCAGATGTTCCAGGAGCTTTCAAGGCCATTCGAGGACGAGGACGAGCCTGAGCTTAACGACCTGCTGCTCGCCGTGCGCAAGACCAACGGCCAGCAGGCCATCAAACTCAAGAACGGCGGTCTTATCCGCTTCACCACGCGCACCGACTCGCTGGCGCGAGGCAAGACCTACGACGTGCTCATTTACGACGAGGCGCAGGAGCTTACGGCCAAGCAGCAGGCGGCTTCGCTGCCCGCCATCTCGGCAGGGTCGAAGCACAACCCGCAGACGATCTACCTTGGCACGCCGCCAGGCCCAGACAACGTGGGCACGGTGTTCCGCGACCTCCACGAGGACGTTCACAACGGCAGGTCTGAGATGGGATGGATCGAGTGGGGCGCTACAGAGATCGGCGACGTGCACGACGAGTCGCGATGGTTCGAGTACAACCCGTCTCTCGGCACGATCCTCGACATAGAGGCCGTACGCGGCGAGTCCGAGCAAATGCAGCCCGACGTCTTCGCGCGTGAGCGCCTTGGCTGGTGGAGCCCAATCGGCGGAGCCGACTCCTACGCGCTTTCGAGCGCCAAGTGGAAGGCGTGCGAGGTGGCGGGGCCGATGCAGGGAGGCAAGCTCGCGTTCGGCGTGAAGTTCTCGCCCGATGGGTCGCGCGTTGCCGTGTCCTGGGCGAAGGCGGAGCGCGGTGCCGGCTCCTACGTCGAGCTTTACGACCTCATGGGCGCCGAGGGCGGCACTGTCGGCATATCCGACATGCTGCTGCGCAACCGCGAGGAGATCGCATGCATCTGCATCGACGGAAAGAGCGGAGCGGACGCGCTGAAGCAGCGGCTTCTGGACGGCAGGATGCCGAAGTCGGCGATCGTCATGGGCAGCACCGCGATCGTGCAGGCTGCTGCGACGATGCTGGCCGACGAGGTTAATGCCGGGACAACGAGCCACATCGAGTCGCCCGCGTTGGACGATTCCGCAACGAAGTCGATCAAGCGCGACGTAGGGCGCGACGGCTGGGGCTTCGGCGACGGCCCCGACTCTTCATCAGCGCCGATCGAGAGCGCATCGCTGGCCCTATGGGCGGCGAGGACAACCAAGAGAGACCCGAGACGTAAACAGGAGGCAAGCTTCTGATGGCAGCAGTGAACATGGAACTGGCCGGGCAGGTCGCAGCGGCGGAAGGCCTGCGACACGAGGACAAGGCGCTCGTGCGCGAGCTTATGGACACGTGGCGCACCCACCGATCCCGCAACATGTTGCGGGAGGACTACTACCTCGGACACGTCGGCGTCAAAGACCTTGGCATCGCCATGCCGAAAGCCCTCGCCAAGAAGATCAACCCGCGCGTTGATTGGCCCAAGAAGGCGGTGCACGCCCTGGCAGACCGCTCGGTGTTCAACGGCTTCACCGCCGACGACGATGCCGTTACCGTGCAGCTGCGCGACATATGCGCCGACAACCAGCTCGAAGCGCTCTACCGCAAGAACCTTATCGGTGAGCTGAAACACTGCTGCGGCTTCTGGACTGTCACGGACGGCGGCGGCAAGCCCATCATCTCAGCATACCCGGCAACCGCGGCGGCGGCGATCTGGGACGACGCGCAGAAGCGCATCAAGGCAGGTCTCGTCGTGGCCGAGTCGAAGAAGATGCCGGGCGACGCCGAGCGCGTGCCAACCGTCGTGCACCTGCTCACGGAGGACGCGCTGGTGGTGCTTACGCGCGGCAGCGGCCACTGGGTGGCCGACTACATGGAACACGGCATGGGTCGCTGTCTCATGGAACCTATGCCCTACGACGCCACGCTTGAGCGACCGTTCGGCTCCTCGCGCATCAGTCGTTCGGTCATGAGCATCACAGACGACGCCATACGCCAACGTGCCCGCATGGAGGTGGCGTCTGAGGCCGCGACGCTGCCGCAGACCTGGCTGCTCGGCACCTACAAGAAGATGATCAACGGGCAGAACAAGTACGACGCGTCGATGGGCGCGGTCAACGAGATCACCAAAGACCCTGACGGAGACTCGCCGACCGTGTGGCAGTCGGCCCAGTTGCAGATGGCGCCGCTCACCGAGTACCTGCGCCAGCTAGCATGCCAGATATCGGCGGTCACCAACGTTCCGGTGTCTTTCTTCGGCGTGAGCAACGACAACCCATCCTCTTCGGATGCCATCGCCGCATCGCTCGAACCGCTCGTGATCGATGCGAAGAACCTCAACCGCGAGAATGGCAACGCTTTGCGCAACGTGGCCTACATGGCGCTCGCTGTGGCGAACGGCACGGACTACGAGACCGAGCGCGATGCCGGCTACAACCTCAACCCGCGCTTCATGTCCCCGGCCTACCCGTCGATCGTGAGCCTGTCCGACGCCGCGCTCAAGCAGGTGCAGGGCCTGCCGAAGCTCGCCAACTCCGACGTGATGCTCGAAATGCTCGACTACACAGACGAGCAGATCCAGCGCATCAACAGCGACAACAAGAAGGCGCAGGCGAGCGCCGTCGTGGCCTCGCTGTTCGAGCCGAAGGAGGGCGAGGATGGCGGAGATACCTCGCAGCCTGCTTAACGAGCTTACGGACGAGATCAACGCGCTATCTTGGATGGCGCAGCGCCAAGCCAGCGACGCGCTCACCCGCTTGGTGGCCGACTGGGAAGCTAGCGGGAACGGCGACATAGCGGCGCTGCGAGAGGCTGCCTACGAGGTGATCGAGACGGCTTGCGGCTACTATGCAGACACCGTTGCGGCTGGCCGCGCAGCCGAGTTCTATGACGCCGTGCGCAAGGCGCAGGACGCGCCCGGGAAGTACGCCGCCGTCGCCGAGTCGCTGCGCGACCCCCAGGCGACGTACGGCTCGGTGAAGGCGTTCATGGTAAGCGTGGTGAAGCAGGGAGCCACCGACATGTTCGTGGCCGCGTGCGTTCGCCGCCTCGATGCAGAGATCCGCAAGGCCGCGAACATGTGCGTGGCGCACAACGCCTCCAAAGACCCGGCGAAGCCGAGGTACGCACGCGTGCCGTCTGGCGAGACGTGCGGCTTCTGCCTCATGCTCTCCTCGTTCGGCTTCAACTACAAGACAAAGGAGGCGGCAAGCCACTCGCACCCGAAATGCGACTGCCGCGTAGTGCCGAGCTTCGGCAGGGGTTCAAAGGTCAAGGGCTACGACCCCGATGGCATGTACGACAGGTTCAACGAATGCCTTGACACATTGGGCGGCCGAAACGGGTTGTGGGCTGAATGGGATGCCATGCCCGATGCCGAGCGAGAGGCATATATCAAGGCCCACGGGAACAAGGCCGGCAAGGCTTTCGACAAGTACGTGAACAAGCGTATGGTAGAGGAGATCGAACTGCGCGATCCGAAGTGGTACGCATCGGGAGGGCATTCCGGCATCGAGTTTACGGACTCCGCCGTGAAGGGCGAGAAGCTAAAGCGCTGGAAGAAAGACCCCGGCGAAAGAATTACCGCCGAGAAGTTGAACGCGCTCGGCTATAAGACGGAGTTCTGGGAAGACGAATCGCATCTGACAGCACCGAACCCCGATGGGAAGACAACGATTAGCCGAGCGGATTTATCAACGGGCATCGAAATCAAGACGATCTACGGAGCCGGGTCTGAGAACACGTTCAAGTCTCACATCAAGTCAATACCCGGCAAGAATGGCGTGAAGCTCACCGTCGTCGACGTGAGCGAAAACGAAAAGGTGACGGACGAGCAGGCGATAAAGTGGATCAGCAAGTACATGGCCCGCTATCACATCAGCGAGGTAAGGATGCTCGGGCACGATGGGAAACTCGTGCGAATAAAGAAATAGCCAGCGGCTGCATGTCTCTATAGGTGAGTCAAACAACCTGCTGGCTAACCAGATTATAACCGCAAAAAACAGCAAGGGCCACCTACGGGTGGCCTTTTTCGTGCCGAATCTCACGCTCATAAGAAACTGTCGCGGACGGGCCGCACGGCCCAACTGACGAAACCGTTGAGCAGCCGCACGGCAGCTCAGACGTGCCGCACGGCACGGGAAAGGACGCGACATGGCAGACGCAAACGAACCCACGCAAACGACTGGCGCAGAAGGCGGAGACGGAGCCAACCAGGGACAGACCGTCGACTACAAGGCCCTGTACGAGGCCGAGAAGAAGCACTCGCGCGAGTGGGAGAAGAAGGCGAAGGCCAATAAGACCGCCGCAACGGCGCTCGAAGAGGCCAACAACGCGAACAAGACCGCCGAAGACCAGATCGCCAACCTCAAGAAGAGGCTCGACGACAAGGAGAAGGAAGAGAAGCGGTCGAAGATCGCGGCCAAGGTCGCGCAGGAGAAGGGCGTGCCGGCGAGCCTGATCGTCGGCGACGACGAGGAAAGCATGTCCAAGTGGGCAGACGAAATGCTCGCCGCGTTCAAGAAGCCGCCCGCGCCCAAGGTCGAGAAGCCCGGGAGCTTCCCGAAGCCTGGCGACGGCGACAAATCGGAGCTGCGCGACTTCACGCGCCAGCTCCTCGGTAACAACTAGAGACAAGTAAGGAGCCGAAATGGCTAACGACACCAGCAAGGTCAAGCTCCCGCACAAGGTAGTGACCTCCATCATCAACAAGGCGAAGGACACCTCCACCATCGCGGCGCTGTCCCCCAGCACCCCGCAGACGTTCTCCGACACCACCTACATCGTGTTCAACCCGACAACCGAGGCTGAGGTAGTTGCGGAGGGCGCGAAGAAGAGCGGTTCCGAGATCTCCACCACGCCGATCATCGCAAAGCGCGTGAAGGTAGTCACGACCACACGCGTCTCAGACGAGCTGCGCTGGGCTGACGAGGACAACCAGCTTGAGATCGTGACCAACATCATCGCCGACCAGACCGCCGCGATCGGTCGAGCGCTCGACTACGTGGTCTACCACGCTGTGTCCCCCAAGACGGGCACCGCGCTCGATGGTTACACCGCGCTCACCGCAGGGGCCAACGCCGTAACCGCCTCGGCATCCGCGGTCGACGACATCGACGCGCTAGCCGACGCGCTTATCGACTACGACATCAACGGCTTCGCGCTCTCCCGCAAGTTCGCCGCAGATCTCCGCAAGCTGCGCGTTCCCGCCACCGGTCAGCGCCTCTACCCAGAGATCCCGCTGTCCCTCAACGCCGGCAACATCGACGGCATCCCCGCCGCCACCTCCGGCACCGTCAACGGTCGCCGCTGCAAGATCGACCCGAAGGTGGCGGGCATCATGGGCGACTTCTCCACCATCAAGTGGGGCCTGGTGCGCGACATGACCTCCGAGATCATCGAGTACGGTGACCCCGACAACACCGGCCAAGACCTGAAGGGATACAACCAGGTCGCGTACCGCACCGAGGCAGTCCTTGCCTACGCGGTTCTCGACCCCAAGGCCTTCGCCGTCCTGAAAACGGCCTAGGGGGGGCGATAGCTATGGCGAACCTTGTGCAGAAGTTCATCGTCGAGGACGCATCCAAGGCGTCCCCGATCCTCCCGCAGCACGTCTGCTTCGTGACCCCCGACGGCGAGCCTGTCGGCATCTCCAAGCAGGCAGCGAACCCCGGCGCGAACCCGACTATCGCCAAGGTGGTCAAGTGCCTCATCGACGCGGGCATGATGGCCGCTACAGCCGATGCGTCCGAGCAGAAGGCCGCCGAGGAGACCGCGAAGCCCGTGAACGCCGACAAGGCCGAAGAGCCTGCCAGCGAGGAGTAGGCGCATGGAGCCGCTAGCGACCATCGAAGACTATAGGGCGAGGTACGGCGACCCGACTGACGAGGCACGCGCCGCGACCCTGCTCTCAGACGCGTCAGACCTGCTCATGAGCGCTTACGAATCAAACGTGGGCGACTACGAGCGCGGCAAGGTAGCCGCCTTCGACCGATCTGCCGCAGCGGTGTGCTGCCTCGTGGTCAACAGGGTCTTGTCTGCGCCAGCAGCTCTGGCGGGTGCCATGCAGTACAGCCAGGGCGCAGGCGGCTACACGGCCAGCGTGTCGTACGGGTCTGCCCTCGGCGAAATGTACCTGGGAAAGACGGAGCTGAAGCGCCTCGGGCTACTCGACCAGCGCATCGGGGCGCTCCAACCGGTTGGGAGTGATGCCGAATGGGACTCATAAGCACCGAATCGGTGACGGTCACAACACCAGTGGTCGACTTCGATTCGCTCGGCGAGCCTATCGAGCGCGGCAGCGTGAACACCGCCATAGAGGGCGTGGTCGTGTGCCCGGGGGCCACGTCGGAACTCGACGCATCGCGCCCCGATGGCACTGAGGTCGCCTACACGCTGTGTTTCCCCAAGAGCTTCACCGCATCGCTCAAGGGGTGCCGCGTGAACGTTCGAGGCACCGAGTACCGCGTCATAGGCGACCCGCAGCGCTACGACCCGGAAAACACCCCAGGCGATTGGAACCTCACCGTGGAAGTGGGGCGCACCGATGGCTAAGTGCAAGGTGAAGTTCGAGTGGAAGGGCTGGAAGCGCGGCGGCTATGCCGAGGTTATGAACTCAGGCGCGGTGCAAACGCTTCTTAAGAAGAAGGCAGACGCCGCAGCGGCATCGTGCAACTCGTCCTTCTCCCGACACCCCGGCGAGGGTGCCGGCTACATAGTCCGCAAGTTCAAGGGCAAGCTCGCAAACGGCTTCGTGGTTACCACGGCGACTCCGCACGCCCATGCGAGCGAGCGCAAGCACAACCGCCTCAGATCCATGTTCGGAGGCGGTGAGTGATGGACGTGGAGCGCATGGTGGCGCAGCGGCTCATGGACGAGACCGGCATCGAGGCCGTGCTCGACGTACCAGCTGACAGGCCCAGCGAGTTCATATCGGTGTCGCAGACCGGATCTAGCCGCAGCGGCTGCATCAACCGTGTGCAGCTCGTGGCGCAGTCATGGGCGAAGACCCGCAGACGCGCCGCAGAGATCGCCGAAGCCGTGGAGCACGCAGTGCCGAGTCTCATGGACGAGGAGTGCGTGTTCGAGGCCACGTGCGGAGACACGTACCGCTGGGACGACCCAGACAGCCGCCAGCGCCGATACCAGACCAACGTAAACGTAACCATTTGCGAATAGGAGCCGACATGGCACTTTTCAAGAAAAACGAGACCAAGAACGTCTCGTCCACCAAGGGCGTGAAGGGCGGATACATCTTCGTGGCTCCGACCGGCACCACCCTCCCCACAGACATCAAGACCAATCTCGCCGAAGCCTTCCTCAATCTCGGCTTCATCTCCGAGGACGGCTACACCGAGTCCGAGGAGACCGACGCCAACGAGCTGAAGGATATGAACGGCGACCTCATGGACTCCGCCACGACCTCGCGCGTGGAGTCTGCGAAGCTCACGCTCGCGGAGATCAAGGCGCAAACACTCAAGGTCATGTATGGCGCCGAAAACGTGACCGACCTCGATGGCGTTATCACCGTCGAGCACAACGGCAACAAGGACGAGGCGTGGTCGATCGTGCTCGAACTCGTGCTCAAGAACGGTCGCCGCTGGCGCAAGGTCGTGCCCTCCGCCAAGTTATCCGAGCTTGACGACCTCAAGCTCGCGGTGAGCGAGATCGCCGGGCGTCAGATCACGCTCAAGTACCTGGTCGATAGCGACGGAAACACCTGCTACGACTACATCGAGTCGACCGAAACCGCCAGCGCCTAGGAGGAATGCAGATGACCGAGATCAAGTTTTCCGTCGACGGCGTTGACGGCGAGTTCGCCGCAGACCTCGACGAGTTGAAGTCCTACAAGACTGTGAAGCAGTTCGCCCGAAGCGAAACCGACCCGGCGGGGATGATGGACGCCATGGAGCGCATCTTCATGGGCCGCGACGAGGAGTACATCGAAGCGCTCGGAGGCACCTCCTACGACATGCGCCGCCTGTGCGACGCGGCATTCGAGGCTGCAAAGGCAAAAAACTAATAGGCTTCGCCAGCGACCTCGAGAACAGGCGCGGCGAAGCGATAGCAGACTTCCAGCAGTTCTACGGCATAGCCCTGCCATTGGATGGAGCGCCCGAAGACCTCGATCGGATGGCGCTTCTCTGGCAGCACCTCCCCGACAACTCGCGCCTCGCCAAGGCGCAGTACCCGCAACTCAGGTGGAGCACGACCGACTACATGCTCTGGCGTATCGAGCACCAGCTTCGGTGCATCGCCTGGGGCATGGCCGACAAGAAGGACAGGAGCGCGGAGCCTCCCGAGCCTATCAAGACGCCGGCGCAGCTCGCAGAGCTTGAGCGCCACCGCGCGAACGCGCTGGAAGCCAAGGAAGAGATAGACAAGATCCTGGGGATAGGAGGGGAAGATGGCGACTAGTGTCGGGTCGGCCTATGTGTCCTTGATGCCGTCGATGGATGGCTTCGCGAGCAAAATCGGCAAGGAGTTCGGCAGCCAGGGCAACGCCGCAGGCAAGGCCTTCGGCGACTCCATGACCGTCGGCATCGACGGCGGGGCCAAGAAGTCCTCGGGCATCCTGACAGGGCTTGGAACCGTAGCCAAGGGCGTCGCCACTGCGGCGGTGGCCGGGTTCACAGCGCTCACAGGGGCCGTGACCGCGATTGGCGGCGCGGCCCTTTCCGCATATGCAGACTACGAACAGCTGGTTGGCGGCGTCGACACCCTGTTCGGCTCCGCGTCGCAGACACTGCAAGGTTATGCCGCAGAGGCATACAAGACATGCGGAATGTCCGCCAACCAGTACATGACGCAGGCCACGAGCTTCGCGGCCTCGCTCGTCTCGTCGTGCAGCGGCGATGTCGCCAAGGCGGCTGACTACGCGAACATGGCCATGGGCGACATGTCGGACAACGTGAACAAGATGGGTTCCGACATGACAGACGTGCAGAACGCCTACCAAGGCTTTGCGAAGCAGAACTACACGATGTTGGACAACTTGAAGCTCGGCTACGGCGGCACGCAGGCTGAGATGAAGCGCCTTATCGCCGATGCCAACAAGCTGCGCCAGGAGCAGGGCAAGAACGCCGACCTCACGATCGACAGCTATGCCGATGTGGTCGAGGCCATCCATACCGTGCAGGAGAACATGGGCATCACCGGCACCACCGCCAAGGAGGCCGCTACCACGATCAGCGGCTCCATCGGCATGGCGAAGGCCGCGTGGGAGAACTTCATCACCGGACTCGGGCGCGACGACGTCGACTTCTCGCAGCTCACGCAGCAGCTGCTTGAGTCGATCGGCGCGGTAGCTACGAACGTGGCTCCGAGGGTTGCGCAGATCGGCAAGGGAATCGTCGAGGCGTTCCCGGTTGTGCTGTCTGGCCTTGGCCCAGTCCTTGGCCCAGTGCTCTCGGAAGCGCTCGCGACTGCTTGGAACATCGCCGTAGGAGCCTTGGCTGAGCTTGGCATACAGCTGCCGACAGTCGACGCTTCCCAGATAACGGGGGCGTTCCAAGCGATCGCCGACGCTGCGGCATCCGTCGTAGGCACGTGCAAGTCCGCTTTCGGGAAGCTTGGCGAGCAGATACCGGGCATCTGGGACACCATCGTCTCGACTATTGGCGGAGCCGTGACGACGATCATCTCGGCGGTGTCGCCGTTCGTGACGTACTTTGCATCGCAGATGCTGCCCGCCATCGCGTCATTTGCATCTGGCGCAGTCGGCGCGTTCAGCGCCGTGCGGCCTGTCATAGAGCAGCTTGGCTCGACGCTGCTGAACGTCGGCCAGGCCATCCTGCCCGTGCTACACAACGCCTTCGCGATGATCGTCCCGATCATTTCGCAGGTCATCGGCGTCGCCATGCAGCTTTTCGCTGCGGTAAGCCCGCTCGTGTCGCAGGTGGGCGCTGCGCTCATGCCGGCAATCACGTCTATCGGCACGGCGCTCGCAAACCTCGCCAACGCCGTGCTGCCGATATTGGCTAGCGGCATGCAGATAGTGCTCTCCGTGTCTCAGATGCTCATACCGGTAATCCAGACAGTGCTGTCTGTAGTTGGTTCAATCGTGTCCGTCGTGATAACGGTGGCAAGCCAGGTGATCTCGGTCGTGGTAAACGCCGCATCCGTCGTAGCCTCGGCCATTGGCCTCGTCATGTCGGTCGTGAGCGGCCTCGTGACTGCGGTTACCACGTTCATCGGCTCGATCGTATCCGTTGTCGGCGGCGGGATAGCTACCGTGGTCGCCGCCGTTTCAGGCGGCGTGAACGCGGTAGTGGCGTTCGTCGGCTCGCTGGTGTCCTCAGCGCTCTCGCTCGTGTCCGGCCTCGTCTCCTCGATCGCCGGGTACTTCTCGACCATGGTGTCTACGATGGCGAACGCGGCGCAGCAGGTGTACGCGGCAGTGACGGGTGCCTTCTCGGCGCTCGTCGGCGCTGTGTCTGGCCATATCGGGAGCCTCATGAACACCATTTCCAGCATCCCCGGCCAGGTAATGGGCTTCTTCGCAGGCGCTGGGTCGTGGCTCGTCGGTTCCGGTCGCGCGTTGATCAACGGCTTCACGCAGGGCATCCAGAACGCAATCGGCGGCGCCCTTTCCGCCGTGTCCGGCGCCGTCTCGCAGATCCGCTCGTTCTTCCCGTTCTCGCCCGCAAAGCGCGGCCCATTCAGCGGCCACGGTTATACAACCTACTCGGGCAAGGCGCTCATGGAGGGATGGGCCGAGGGCATCGGCAGCGGCACGGGGGCGGTCAACTCCGCCATCACGTCGGCGCTAGCCTCCGCGAGCTCGCTTATCGGCTCGGGCATCACGGTCGCTCCGTCGGTTGCCGTTGCCGGGGCAGGTGCCGCCGGCACGACCTACAACGTCACGGTCAATGGAGGAAGTGTAAACGCAGACCAGCGGATCATGCAGGCGGTTGACGTTCTGGTCTCCGCAGCCAAGCGGTCCGCAGGGTCGGGAAGGTAGCCAATGGGAACCCATACAAGGGAGATACAGATCGCGGGGCGCAACCGCTGGTATCGCGGCTATATCTCCGTTGACGGCGTGAGCACGGTCAACGACACCACCTCGCGCATAACAATCACCGCCGCGCTCGACGACAAGTACGCGGCAGAGTACGGCACGCACTACGACGTGATCGTGAACGGCGTCACCTACAGGTCGCGCGACGTGCTGCTCAACAACTACGGCAACTGGGCCACGCGCGACGCCGTGACCTTCACCGTGGACGTCGGGCGCGGAGCCAGCGGCTGGAACTGCTCCGTGCAGATCCACGTCTACGGCAAGACGTACAACAACTACTACGGCAGCGCCGGCGGAGATGCCTGGGCAACAGAGTACGCTTGGATTCCCCAGCGCGGGTACTCGCAACCGCATCCGCCCAAGAACCCGAAGCTGGCCCGCGTTTCCGACACATCCCACAAGATCACGTGGGACGTCGACTACACGGGCATGGACGGCGCGTACCCCTGGGCTGGCGTGTATGTAGACCGCCGCACCGACGACGGCTCATGGGTGAACATCGCCGACGTCTCGTGGGACGTGACCAACTACACCGACAACTCGACGACCGCAGGACACAAGTACGAGTACCGCCTTTGCGCCCACGGCCCTGGCGGCAACTCCGCACACATCTCGTGCGGAACCACGTACACAACTCCGTCGGCACCTTCGCGCATCGATGCCGTCAAGGCCGGCGCGTCCGAGGTGACGCTGCGCGTCTACGGGGCGTGGTGGTACGCCAGCGCATGGGATGTTCAGCGATCAGGCGACGACGGGAAGACGTGGGCGGCGGTCTCGACCACCACCGAGGGCGAAGACCCCGCATGGGTAGACCTGCACGACACCTCCGCGCCTGCCGGCACGATCGTCTACCGCGTCAGGGCCAAGCGCGGTAGCCTAACGTCTTCGTGGGTCGAATCGAATTCCGTGACCACGATCACGCCGCCTCTCGCACCGAAGGTCACCGCCGACCATGTTGTGCCAACGGGGTCGGCGGCATCCGTCTCGTGGGTGCCCAACCACCCCGACGGCTCGGCGCAGTTCGCCGCGCAGCTTGAGCTCGTCGGCAGCGAGACGATAACGAAGTCGTACACGACCGAGAAAAGCGCATCGGTCACACTCACGAAGGGAAGCTGGAAAGCCCGCGTTCGCACGAAGGGACTGCACGCCGATTGGGGCGCTTGGTCTGGCTATGCGGCGATAACGGTCGCCGACTACCCGCAGTGCTGGGTCGCCTCCCCCGCTACCGACGGCATGCTTGTCGATGCGGTGCCGCTCATGGTGCAAGTCGCCGCAACCGACGAAACTGGCATCGCGCAGGCGACGCTCACGCTCGCAGAGGTCGGCGGCGCGACGGTCGCCACGGCAGACGTCACGAACCTGAAGCCCGTGAGTTTCGGCAGCTACGCCACCATACGCAACGGCATCGACTATCTGCTCACGCTCACGGTCAAGGGCGGCTCTGGCCTGTCCAAGACGGCCATGCGCCGCTTCAAGACGCACTGGGCGGAACCGGCCATCCCAGACGTGTCACTGTCGTACGACGATGCGCTGGCGTGCCACGTGAAGGTGCGTAACAGCCTCTCGTCATACGAGATCGAGCAGACCACGCTCGTAGGCCCCATGGCGGCCGACGAGGTGAGCAATGAGCTTTCCATGCTAGGCACGATCACAGTCGATGGTGACGCGCTGGTGCTCGGCAACGCCTCCCGCTGCTCCGCCTTCACGGTGGAGCGCGTGGCGTACGGCGGCGATGCCGTCATAGCATCCGGCGTGCTCGACTCTCAAGAGACGATTGACCGCGTGCCGCCGCTAAACACCGACTACGAGTACAAGGTCACTGGGTACGCCGACAACGGCACCTCGTCGCAGACCGTGACCGATGCCAACGTGTTCGCGCACGGGATGGCGCTTAACTTCGGCCAGGATGCATCGACCGTGCTCGTGCTCGACTACAACGGCGACTACTCGACAAGCTCTCAGCGATCCGTGGAGACATACCACTTCGCCGATGGCGGCGAGAACGGCGACCTGCCCATTTCGTACATGCTCGACGAGCTGAACAAAAAGACCTCGCTCTCATGGGAGATGAAGCGCGACGGCCACGACAGGTACATACGGATTATGGACGAGCAGTGGAGGGGATGGTGGCGCGGACATGCGGGCGAACGCGCATACGGCCCCATGGACTTCGACATGTCTGTGAAGGGTGCAGGCATCTGGAAGGGTTCGGCCAACGTCACGCACAACGTCTTCGAGGAGCCGATAAATGGCTGATTGGGGAAAACCGTTTCTCACCTCGTTCCGCTTCATGCGCGTAGACCGCGCAAGCGGCAACGAGGTCGATAGAATCACGAACATAAAGAACGGCGGGTGCATTGAGCGCAACCAGGACAAGGATTACACCACAGGGCAGGTCGATTACTCCGGGGCGCTCGATATCGGGGCAGATCTGCTGCGGGTGTACCTCGATGCCGACTTCGGTGGCGCGTCAGTCAGTGAGGCGCTGGGGACTTTCGTTGTCTCAGAGCCGAAAAGGACTAGGCGCGGCGTCAACTCAACCGGCACGGCAGACCTGTCGGGCAGGCTGTCGGAGGTTGCGGAGGACGAATTCGATGCCCCATTCACGGTGGCGGCTGGAACCATGGTTGTCCCCTACGTCGTAAAGCTGCTCAAGGCGGCTGGCTTCGCTGACGTGATCGCCGACGGCTCCGACTACAAGCTAGCGCAGGATTGGACGCTCGGAATCGATTCGGGCGACATGAGGCTGTCGAAGCGCCTGGCGGCGTGCAACGCGCTGCTCGACGTGGCGGGCTTCCGCGCCGTCGACGAGGACGCCTACGGAAGGCCCGTACTTCGCAAATATAGGGAGCCGCAGGACAGGCCCGTTTCCATGACCCTTCGAGAGGGCGCGGGCGCACGCTTCATCAACGAAGTCGTGGACGAGCTTGACCGCTCTGGCGTGGCGAACGTCGTGCACTGCGACTACGAAACGCAGGATGCCTTCTACCGTGGAACGGCCATCGACTCAGACCCCGACAGCCCATACTCCACGGTTTCGCGCGGTTGGCGCAAGACGGCCACGTACAGCTACAGCGACCTGCCCGAGGGGTCTACCGATGCCGAGAGACAGAGGAACGCCGATGCCAAGGCCAACGAGATGCTGCGAACACAGCAGAGCGCTATCCGTAGAGTCACGGTCAAGCGGACGTACGCGCCTATCGCGTGCGGCGATGCCGTGATGGTCGATTGGGCAAGCGCCGGCATCAGCGGCAAGTTCGCGGTGAGGACTGCGACTCTCACGCTCGTGGGAGGATGCCCAATCGAGATGGAGGTGAAGAGGTATGAGCGATGAACTCATGTCGGCCATGCGCCGATACGGCGCCGCGATGGCCGATGCGACCGCCAACGACCCTCCCGGCCAGCAGGCGTGCTACGGAACGGTGAATTCCGTATCCGGAGCCACCATGGCCGTATCGGTGAAGGGGGCATCCCTGAAGCTCCCGTACACCACCTCATGCTCGGGAGCCAAGGCAGGCGACCGATGCATCATCCAGGCAATCGGCCCGCACGCCATCGTGATCGGCGTGCTAGCTAAGTAAAGGAGGTGCGATGGCAGATACCAACAAAGGCGCGGCGCTGCTGCTCAACGATGCGGGCAATATCGACCGCGTCAGAACCACCGACGGCTCGATCTTCCGCATCGAGTCGACGCTATCGATGGAGGCCGCCGAAGAGGCCAAGACGGCAGCGGCGAACTGCAACACCGCGACTGAAAGCGCCGAAGCGGCAGAGAAGACGCGCGTGTCCAACGAGAACGCTCGGAAAACGGCTGAGACCGAGCGCGGCAACAACGAGACAACCCGCAAGAACAACGAGACGTCGCGCAAGAACGCCGAGACAACACGTCAAAACAACGAAACCGCGCGAAAGAATGCCGAAACCACGCGCCAGAACAACGAGACGAGCCGATCGAACGCCGAGATCGAACGCAAAAAGGCCGAAAGCCAGCGCCATGACGAGCATATCGCCGACCAACAGGCATCGAGCAACGCGACCTCGGCGGCAAACGGCGCGGCATCGCGTGCTGACGCGGCGGCCAACCAGGCGTTGCAGATCGCCAACTCCGTTGCGCAAGGCAGCGTAGGAAGCTCGGACGTCGCGGAGCTGCGTGCCCAGAATACGAAGCTCGCAACGCTTTTGGCGAACTCGACGGGTCAGTTCATATACATGGGCGGAACAGTCTACTGCCCGGCTTCAAAGGCATCGGCGAGCGGGGTGACCGTAACGTTCGGCTCAACATGCTCCGCAAGCGGCAACACCATCACATTGATTTAAGAAGGAAACGAAATGGCTCAAGCTAAGATCCTCACAGTGGGCGGCACCAACTACGAGATGATAGACGACACCGCCCGCACCAACGCCACCATGGCGCTCAACAACGCCGAGTACAACCGACAGGGCCTGATCGGCAAGTACCCTGGACAGTCGCTCGCAACGCTTCTCGCGGGCGAGGTCTCAGGCTCCGCCACCATCTACGACGCGCTGCACAAGCGCGTGCAGGCCGCGAACTTCAGCGGCATGCGCGTGGGCGACTACATCGACGTGCCGCTCGTGAGCGCGTCAAACGTGGCGGCCCAGCAGTCCGTGCGCTTCCTGCTTGCGCACTTCGACCCGTACTACCAGTGCGGCGACAGCGCCAAGGGCCACCACATCGCGTTCATCGCGTCCGCGCCCGTCGCCGTGGCCAAGACCGTCACCGGCGTGGCCAACGACAGCTACCTGATGTGGAACACTGCGAACACCAACCAGGGCACCGCAGACGTGAAGAACCCGTACCTGAACAGCAACCTCAAGGCGTGGGAGAAGCTGTTCGAGGCGTGCCTGCCCGAGGGGCTGACCAAGTACCTGCTCACCCAGCGCGTGCTGCTTGAGGAGCGTTACAGCGCGAGCGGCGCGCTCGGCGACTCCAACAGCTGGAGCTGGCAGGACATCGGCAAGGTGTGGTCGCCCTCCGAGATGGAGGTGTACGGCTGCCCAGTGTGGGGCACCAAGGGCTACAGCGTGGGCTTCGACTGCCAGTTCGACCTGTTCCGCGATACCGCGCACCGCTTGAACGGAACTCGGTGCGGTTGGTGGCTGCGTTCCGTCATGGGTGGCTCCTCGTCCGACGTGTGCGACGTCGGCGGCACCGG